AAGGAGATAAGTAGTGGCTCAAGAAGGTTGGCACTTATCCAAAAGTGTACCAGCAACGTTATTATTTGGTTTGATTACACAAGGGGCGGCTATCGTCTGGACAGTATCAAGCATGAGTGGTGACATAGAACGCAACGCAATAGACATCACACGTAATAGAATGGACTTATCCAACTCTATGATGCGTATAGGTGACGCAGAAAACAACATACAAACACAAGCCGTAGATATGGCTGTAATCAATTCTAACATACAATTCATTAAAGATGCCGTTGAGAAAATGGCTAAGAATTAAGGAATAAGTAAATGAAACTAGACCCACTCGGCGGTATCGTCGAAGGTCTTGCTTCTGGTTTAGATGAATTATTCACAAGTGACGAAGAGCGTGAGGCCGCCAAGTTAAAGTTAATGACTTTGATGCAACAGCCTCACATTCTCCAAGCGGCGGCAAACATTGAGGGTGCAAAACATCGCTCAGTATTTGTCGCTGGTTGGCGACCTGCTATCGGTTGGATAGCGGCGTGTGGCCTTGGCTATGAATTCTTAATCTTACCTTTTGCAAGCTTAATTAACGCATACGCAGAATTACCTGCAGACCTACCAAACTTACAGAGCGACCAGCTAATGAGCCTTGTCATGGCATTATTAGGACTTGGTGGCATGAGAAGTTTTGAAAAATATAAAGGAGTGTCCAAGTGACTGAGAAACAACTCTTAGAATTACTACACAAAACTTTAGCAGAGAACTTACTAGCACGTATACAAGACCCTGATGCAAAATCAGCAGACCTTAACGTTGCCCGACAGTTCTTAAAAGATAACCATATAGATGCACTTCCAGCGGACGGTAGCCCACTAGCAGACCTAGTTAAATCACTACCAGACTTTAATGATGAAGATGCAGATTTATCAGAAATGCGACCTAATTAATATATGTTTTTACCTACAACTTCGTTAGGTGTTCCAGTAAAGCAAGACCCTTTAAGTGACTTTAGAAAGTTCTTGTTTGTCTGTTGGCAACACCTCAACCTACCCGACCCTACCCCAGTACAATATGATATAGCTAAACACATACAACATGGTGATAAGCGTGTAATTGTAGAAGCGTTTCGCGGTGTAGGGAAATCATGGATTACTTCAGCCTACGTTGTGTGGTTGTTGTATATGAACCCTCAACTTAATATCTTAGTTGTATCAGCATCTAAAAATCGTGCTGATGACTTTACAACATTTACTCTTAGATTAATAAACGAGATGCCAATACTACAGCATCTTATACCTCGGACAGATCAAAGACAGTCTAAGATTAGCTTTGATGTTGGCCCAGCGGCGGCTTCACATGCACCCTCAGTTAAATCTGTAGGTGTTACAGGTCAGCTTGCTGGTTCTCGCGCAGACGTATTGATTGCTGACGACATCGAAGTGCCTAACAACTCTGCTACACAGGGCATGAGGGATAAACTCTCAGAAGCTGTAAAAGAATTTGATGCTATCTTAAAACCTGATGGGCGTATCATATATCTCGGTACACCACAGAACCAAGAAAGCTTATACAACAAGCTACCTGATCGTGGTTATAAAGTACGAATATGGCCAGCTAGATATCCTAATGAAGACCAGTTGATTTCTCTAGGTGATAAACTAGCTCCTAAGATCAAAAAAGAGATTACAGATGATGCAGAATTACTAGGGAAATCTACAGACCCCAAGCGTTTCACAGACTACGATTTAGCAGAACGTGAAGCATCCTACGGACGGTCAGGATTTGCTTTGCAATTCATGCTAGATACAAGACTCTCAGACGCCGAAAGATACCCCCTCAAGGTCTCTGACTTGGTTGTCATGGACATACCCACTAGCGAAGCTCCAGACAAGGTTGTATGGGCTTCTGGTGAGCAGTATGTTGTACAAGAATTACCTAATGTAGCATTCAATGGTGACTACTATCATAAGCCTATGCATATATCCTCACAATTCGAAGAATACAGTGGTTCAGTTATGTCTATAGACCCTTCTGGTAGAGGTAAGGATGAAACAGGTTATGCTGTAGTTAAGATGCTTAATGGCTTCTTATATGTCCGCAGATGTGGTGGAGTAGACGGTGGGTATTCTGAGGAAGCTCTAAAGAAACTCGCTATGATTGCTAAAGAAGAGAATGTTAACGAGATAATCGTTGAGAGTAACTTTGGTGATGGTATGTTTAATCAATTGATGACACCCATCTTAACTAAGATACATCCTGTTACATTGTCTGAAGTTAGACATAATACACAGAAAGAGAAGCGTATCATCGATGTCCTAGAACCTGTCATGAACCAGCATAAGCTAGTGATAGACAAGAAGGTAATAAAACAGGACTACGAGAGTACACAACACCTACCACCTGAGTCATCTCTCAGATACCAGCTTATGTATCAGATGACACGGCTAACTGCAGAACGTGGAGCGTTATCTAACGATGACCGCTTAGATAGTTTAGCAATGGCTGTACAATACTGGGTGGATGCTATGGCACAAGATGCAGAACAGCGCATAGGTGCTAGAAGAGAAGAAGTATTACGTGGAGAAATCGATAAGGTTCTACAGTCAGCCTCAATGGGTCTTGCAGTTATTACAGGACACATAGCTGATGGTACAGGTAAAGGTATGAAGTGGTAGCACTTCGGGGTTGCTCTAAGCAATTAGGTTGCACTATAGAGCTACCCCCTCCCCCCCTGTATACCCCTATAGGTATACTATAGGTAACTATAGGTAACTAAAGTTCTATAGGTTCTATAGGTTCTATAACATGCTAGGGGTAGTCGTCGTAGGTAATCCTTTAGTAAGAGTATATAGATCAGATGAAGATTAAACTAATAGATATGATAGTAAGATTATATTCACATAACAAATACCATAGGAATGCTAATAGAGCTGTAAGAGAGCTGAGTGCTTGTACCGATGCTGAACTAAAAGACATGGGTATCAACAGGTTTGATATAGTTCGTGTAGTTCACTGTGGGATTGCTAGAGGTGGCTAGAGGATAATTTAGTTAGAAAAATCTGAAGTGGTATATATAACGCTCGTCTCGCCAGCCACCCCCCTCATGCTTTTTTTCTTTGGCGTGCTGGTGAATTCCTTTATTTTGCACCAATATCTGCACCAATACGCTATAAAACCACTATAAACAGGGGGTACGGCAACAGTTAATTAGATTGTTACCATGCTATTTTAATAGGTAAACGAAAAGGCCGCCAAGTTTTTCTTGGTTCGTCTTTCTTTGTGTTACCTATTGCGTTTCGTTTTCCACAGCAACCAACAGCATCCAACAGCATCTAACAGCTCACTATATACCATCAAACATCATAGGCCATTCATTGGCCTTTTTTACCGTCATCTTCTCTATTGTTTTCTAATTGGTGCAAATTAACTGTTTACAATCTATTCGTTAACGTGTATTAATCTATTATTGTTAATTAATTATAAAGGATTTTTAAAAATGTATACTTACCAAATAACTTTTAATGACGGCAAAAAATCAACTAGCTTGAATAAATGCACTAGCTTAAAAACATTGAAGCAACGTTACCATAATTACCTTGAAGCATTCGGAAAAGGTAGAACGGTTAATGAAGTTATTGTTTTCAAATATAGAAAAATACATAGCTTTAGGAATGAAGATTTTAACATTGATATAAATAAACCTGTTGACCTTCATAACCTTATATTCAGTCTATAGTTAACTTTAACATCAACATCATCACTGGTGTTGATTGTAGAATTAACTAAAACCAAAGGAAAATAAAACAATGTTAAACGAATATATAAAAGCAATCATAACTCTAGTTCTAATATTATTATTAGTAGCTAGTAGTTTATTATTATTACTAACAGGCTATTCAAATTTTGCATGTTTAATGATGATACTTGGTTCAATGACAATCATCTTTATTAATGCAGACAACTTTTAATTTAATCTAATCGTTAACTATTACTACAACCAAAGGAAAATACAAAATGAAAACTTCAGATAAAGCAATCGACACAATGCAAGAAATCACAAACAAAGTTATTTCTTTAATGGAACAACATGGCACTGACTGGTCAAAACCTTGGCGTGATAGTGCCAGAGCTGTCGGCAATCCTATGAGCGCAAAGAAACGTGAATATACTGGCATCAACTTTTTAAACCTTGGTTTTATTACAGCTATGACAGGTTACAAATCACCAGTTTTCGCAACGTTCAAGCAATGGAAATCACTTGGTGCAACAGTAACCAAAGGTTCAAAAGGTTACAGCGTATTATTCTACACCACTATCAAGATTAAAGACAAGGTATCTGGTGAAGATAAGATGATACCTTTTCCTAAAACTTATACAGTATTTAACGCCGATCAAGTTAGTGATTGGGACGGTTCTTGGTTAGAAGATACCGACACTGAACTAGACGGTGTTCAAGAATGGAACGACATCAAGACCGCTGATAAATTCATTGCCAAGTTACCTGCAAAAATAGAATACAAACCACAAAACCAAGCGTTCTATTCACCTGCACAAGATATCGTTGTATTGCCAGAACGTCACCAGTTCAAAAACGCATCAGGATTTTACGGTACAGCGTTGCACGAATTAATTCACTGGACTGGTCACAGTTCAAGACATGATCGCTTTAAATCAATGGGCAAGTTGTGGTGACAAAGATTATGCCTTTGAAGAGCTGGTAGCAGAACTAGGTTCAGCGATGTTATCAAACCGTCTTAAAGTCGATAGCGAGCCGCGCGCCGACCATGCCAAGTATCTTAATGGCTGGATTAAGTGCCTTAAATCTGACCCCAAAGCAATCACCAAAGCCGCCGCAATGTCTCAGAAAGCTTGCACATATTTAGCCGAGGCCGCCGCTTAAAATTGTATCGGTTAGCCCATCAGCAAAAACTGGTGGGTTTGCCCGTGCAATTCAGCGCGATTGAAAAGGAAATAATAAAATGACAACTAAAACTAAATCCATGATCAAACTAGCTAGAGAAATTCGTGAAACTGCTGGCGGTGGTAAGCCACAAGAATTAAGAGACATTGTGTCTGAAATGATACCGCAAGGTAGATATAAATTTCCTAGTTCATATGATTTTAATGCTGATCTAAATGGCAGAGAATACAGGTTTATAGCTGGCTGTTATATCGATGATGCTTTGCGAATGGAATTCGACACCGACCCATATAATCTAGGCTGTTTTAATGCGTGGTTCTTAGCAAAATATATTCCACTAACAAAAGAGCAAATTCTTGAAGCTCAAAAATCTGAATGTTTTGAAGTTATAGGCCAGCTTGTTCTAAACTGTGGAAATCTTAACGAACTACTTGAAGCGGCAGTTGGTTATGATGATTATGGACATTTTTTCTCTCATTATGATGGCGTAGCAGTCGAACTAGAAACAACCGATTACAGGATGTTTAGAACTAATTGAGATTGTATCGGTTGGCCTATCGGAAACGGTAGGCGTTCCCATGCAATCAAGCATGATTAGGAGAATAT